AGTAGCAATCCTAACTATAAGGTAGGCATTGAGCAAGGACAGGATGTTTCTTCATATTACCTTCGAAAAGGTTTTTCTGAAATAACTCCTGGGCGTCTTTCCGATTATGTCTATCGTGATCAAACCGATTGTGATTGGTCTGATTGCGAGATGACAACTGTCGGTTATACGCCTCTCTTACCTTTTCCATCAGATTCTGGTCTGGATGACCAAGCTGTTGGTAGGATAAAGAGTAAACTTAGCTCAAATATAGGTCAGTTCAAAGCAGCTGTCCCTATTGCAGAACTTCACGATCTCCGTCGTACGATTGGAGGCGTGACTAATGCATCTAGGGATTTGCTTAACGTGCTTAGATCTATACGGAAGAAAAAGAGGGACGCCCTCAAGTACGCATCCGAAGCTTGGCTCACTTGGTCGTTCGGGATTTCCCCGACGATTAGTGATATCAACTCCGGTATCAATAGCATCCAGTCTTATTTAGACAGGAAGGACTATCGCGTGCGTCTTGAAGGGACGGCTGAGAAAGACTGGATCGAATCGAACGTTGGTACCCAATCTGGACATAAATACTCCAATTTGGAAACTAGCGGCTCGATTTACCATACTCTCTCGTACAAGTATATTGCTGCTTACGATATTCGTATCGCTGCTGGCAATAACTACGATATTAGTGATCATTTCGGCCTGGATTTTAAAGAGCTACCATCGGTAGCTTGGGAACTTGTTCCCTTTTCCTGGGTCGTTGATTACTTTAGTACCGTAGGGGCTTATCTTGATGATACATTTACCGGGCCTCCTGGCTCGACTATTTATATCGTTAAGAACCGCCTGTACCGTGCTGTCGTCACAAATAATCTTTATTTTAATGAAGTTGACTACCCCCTCATTCGTGAGGGTGGTGGTTCTGCTTCTGCAAAATTTGATTATTTTTGTTTCGAACGCACGACGCCGTCTGTCCTTCCACACCGATCTTTTAGGCTTAAATCAGCCGACGAGATTGGAGTTAATGGAGTTAAGAAGCTCCTTAACTTAGCTGCTGTGTTTTTATCAGGCCGTTAAGGCTTGAGGCACTTCAGCTATATGGAGGCATTACTATGTCTTTTTCACCCACAAGCCCTGCAGTTGGTGCAGCCATTACGGCTTTCACCAGTCCTACGTACACACTGGCTACTGATGTAGCACCTAACATTAACGGTAAACAATATGCCGTTTCTGCTCTTGGTGGTACTCAGGCGGATGTGGTTGTAAATTCGGTTTCTAAACCGTTTACAGTCACGTTTTTCCGCCCTGCTCAGTTGCGTACGTTACCGCAGGCAAACCCTGTTACTGGGGTTATAAAGAATGTGCCGATGAACACCTACAAGTTAATAACTCGTAAAGGTGCTGAACCGGCCGCCAACCAGAATGCCATAGTAGCGAAAATCACTACTGTTATTGACATTCCAGCAGGCGCTGATACATATGAGCCAGAGGAACTGAAAGCCCTCCTATCCTGCCATTTCGGCATTGGTTGGGAGCAAGCTGACGGTATCTCTGACACTGTTATATCAGGTGTTCTTTAGTTAACGTAGCTTAATAGCGCTTCCTATCCTTGTTACTGGATAGGCAGTTGGCTTTATGCCACACGTTATTTGACCCATTAGTCGATCTCATTGGGAGATATTCTATGAGCAAAACAAGTAACAAGGGTGATCCATCAAGCAAGTTATCTTGCTTTTTCGCAATCCTAGCAGACGATCTAGCTAGTAAGTCTGGTAGCTTTCGTTCTGAATTTCAGACCGAAGCTATCAGCCGTCAATCCAAGCGCGCACGGAAACGTGCGCTGCTCGGAGATCCGGATCTATCGAGTATAGCCGTACGAGACTTTGTCTCTACCAACAGCAAAGTTGGTAGTACGGTACTATGCTTAGATCAAGATTTAGTTAACAACGCGAGACTCTACATTACTGTAGCCCTCGAGAAGTTTTCCAAAAGCCTTGATCCTAGTGTCATTCAGACACCTTTAGATCCAGACATCTTGTATTCTTTCTGGCGGTTTGGTCCTGGTACCAGCAATGGTATCCGCGGAACTCACTGCGCAGAGAAAATTACACAAGATATGACGGTTACTCCTAGATGCTTGCCCTTTATTGTAAAACTGAGACGAGATTGTCCCTACTTCCAGCTCAATGATGAGCGTAACGGTCGTTCGGGTCACGTCTTAATAAAAGGTAGCCGTCTGTCAACTGTCCAGAAAAATGAGGACACTGACCGTACTATCGCAATTGAGCCCTCTGGGAACATGGCCATGCAGCTTGCTGCAGGGTCATACCTTGAAGGCGCTTTGCGTACCATTGGTCTCGATATCAGGTTTCAGCAAGAGAAAAACAAGTCTCTCGCTGAACGTGGCTCTAGGGAAAACAGTCTCGCGACTGTTGATCTAAAATCCGCGTCTGATATGATTTCAATGGATCTAGTACGTCTATTGCTCCCACCTGACTGGTATGAACTACTAGTCAGGCTTCGCTCTCAGGTAATCGAGGTCGAAGGGGAGTGGATTGAGATGAACATGATGTCTACCATGGGAAACGGTTTTACTTTTCCCTTGATGACACTCATACTAGTCTCTCTCATATATGCTTACCGGTCTTTGAAGGGGGGTCCAACCCTCTTCATTGACTGGACTCATACTGCTGTGTTTGGTGACGATATCATCGTCCCCTCGCACGAGTATGAGCGCTTATGTGAAGTCCTAGATGGTGCAGGACTTATCGTAAACCATGATAAGTCCTACTCAGTCGGTCATTTTCGTGAATCGTGCGGCGGGGATTTTCACAAAGGGGTAGATATTACTCCTTTTTATGTGAAAACCCTTGCAGATGATTCATCCATCTATGTGGCAATCAATCAGACAATCGATTGGTGTGTCAGACATAACGTCTGGCTCTTCGATACTGTGAAGTATCTTATGTCACTTCTAGATGGGAAAATGTACCTCATACCTGAATGGCATGACCCTAGCGAAGGGGTCTTGACATCTCAGGTAAACAGACGTTTCAAAGCACTCGTAGTAAAGCGCCACACCAGAAGACTTAAAGCTAGTCTTTTTGATATGATGCTTATCTCCGGAGGTTTTGTAACATCGGCTGGTCCTTACACTTGTTATACGCCGAGGATGAAATTCCCTAAGCGTAAAGTAAGGAATCTGAGGTTACCGAAAGGTCATCTCAGTGGTTGGGATCCTCGAAAGAGGTCCCAAATCGAATCTAATATGGTCTCCATGTTTTTGGAAATCGTATAAGATACGAAACTAGGTCAGCTATTTACAGTTCCGGTTTACACCGGTTGACGCCGTGAGGCGTTCCTGTAACTAGTCAATGTAGAGCTTCTTGCTCAGCAT